ATGGTGACAGTGTACGTTACGTTATAGAAAGCGGAAACGACTACGAGATAGGCACTGGCACATATACTCATAGTGGCACAACTCTAAGCAGAACCTTAACGTCTAGCTCAACTGGTTCTTTATTAAATCTTTCTGGTACATCAACAGTTTTTATTACACTGGCGGCAGATGACTTTGATGCGCGTGCGGCTGTTCCAGTAGCTATGGCGATTGCGTTAGGATAGAAAATGGCAAACACGTTTAAAAGAAAACTAAGCAGAAACATAGGAACGAGT